CAGGGTCTGCGTGGTCTGTCCCGATTCCTTGGCCACTGTCACCGTGGTGGCGTTGGTCATGCAACCCACCGGCAGGCCCGTGCCCGAGCCGAACAGAATCGACTCGTTGGTCTTCCAGCGAATGGATGTGGCGATCTTGTCGGGCAGGTAGGTGGACAGCGCATTGGTGTCATCCAGCAGCTCATCGGTCACCGGCACCAGGGCCATGAGCTTTTTGAGGCGCAGAGTCGACAGTCCCAGGACAGGCTTGGTACCCACGGCCGATGCGGCTTCACCTTGCCAGTAGGCTCGGATGCCGTTGGTGCCCCAGGGCGTGGTCTCGTCCTTGGGGAAGGCCATGGTGTTGCCCGTGATCTCGACGTTGTCGGTCATGGGCAGCAGGGAGTCCTCGCCCAGCGAGAGCTGGAAGATTTCCTGTGCAAATTGCGGTGGCACGAGGAAACCGCCATCTTGCGCCGCGCCTTCACTGCCAAACGAGGCTGGGGCCACGGCACCGCGATTCATGCCAATCAGCAGACGGTCATCGATCGAGGAACCAGGGTTTTGCGCATGACGGACAGTTTTAAGGAACTCGCCAACGCTTTTAAAGCCATGCTTGGGATCCGATTCGGCGTTGCTCACCACCGTGATCACCGAGCCATTGGGCAGTTGGGCTGCATGGCCCATCTGCGCTTCCTCGGCAATCAAGGCTGCTTCACGGTCGATCGCGGCCGAAGTGGCTTCGATCTTGGCTTTGAGGGCTTCAAAAGCACTGACCTCTTCTTCGTTCATGTCGCGCTGCTCGGCGGCAGCGATATCGGTCAGGGCGCGTGCGTCCTTGACCAGGGTGGCTTTGCGGGCTTGCAGCTCGCGCAGTTGCTTGCTCATGGGATTAACTCCAGAAATGAAAAAACCGCCTGGTCGAGATGACTCAAGGCGGCGACAGGGATGACGACCAACGGGTCGCAGGAAGGCGCAACCCTCAACGGAGGGCTGCTAAATGAAATGGATCAGATCAGCGCAAGAGCGTCACGGGCCTGTTTCAGGCGGGACTGACTGCGTGGCTTGGTGCTTCGCACGCTGGCCTGCATCTTGGCCAGCACATCGTCAAAGGTGGCAATGCCGTCGACCATTCCAGCGGCCAGTGCGGCGTCTGCCCCAAGCACACGACCTTCGCCCATGCCCGAGCGCACTTCGCTTGCCGAGACACCACGGCCTTGGGCCACGGCTTCGATGAAGGCGTTGTAGTAGTCATCCACACGGGACTGCATGAAAGCCTGAGCCTGTTTATCGAGCGGAACATACGGGTTGCCCTCGACCTTGAACTTGCCCGCCGAGATCAAGGTGGGCTTGACCCCTTCCTCTTCCAACGCCTTCGAGTAATCAAAGTGGGCCTGCCACACACCGATCGAGCCCACCTCGCCACCCGGGGTGACATAGAACTCGCTGGCCGAGCAGCCGATCCAGTAAGCGGCCGAGGCCGCCAGGCTGTTCGCCACGGCAATGACAGGCTTTTGGGCTCGGGCCTTGACGATTTCGCTGGCCAATTCGGAGACGCCATAGACGCTGCCCCCGGGACTGTCGATGTCGATCAGGATCTGGCCCACCGTGTCGTCGGCCAGCATCTGGCGCAGGACTGATGTGAACTGCTGGGTGCTGGTGCTGCCCGGCCCGGAGATGTCGTCGACCATGTTGCCGCGCTGCGTCACCACCCCGTACAGGGGCAGCACCGCGATACCGGTGCCCGTGCTGGCGGCTGCCATTTGCTTGCGGGTGTCACGCAGCACGCGGTCGGTGTTGACCTGAAACAGGGTCTCGTCGCTTGGCGGCTCGCCCGCAGACCAGCGTGTCAGGATGCCGGACATAGCCTGCAAACGCTCGGGCATCAGCGCCCAGGGGGTGGTCAGGAATTCTGAAAGCAGAAGTTGTTTGTTCATGTGTTCATTCCAAGTTGAATCAGGGAAGCGGCCAGTGCGGCCTCCTCAAAGGGCTGTGTTTGCAGCTGCGCCCAGGCGCTGACCTTGCTCACCTCAAGTCCAAAGGCCTGGGCAATCAGGTCGGTTTCGTTTGCTCCCAGGGAACCCTTCTTGGCGATGCGCCGGGCTAGCCGGGCTGAGTTGGACTGCACCAGCTTGCGAAAGCGCAAGCTCGATTCCTGATCGGCGGGGTCCGTTTCGTCCTCGGCAGGCGCCGGATCGGAGGATTCGGTCTCCTGCTCAGCCTCTTCGGCATCCTCTTCCTCCACCATGTTCAGTGGGCGAAGGGGTTGGTCCAGGCCTTGCAGCGGGTTGAGGTTTTCTGCAATGCGTGCCTCGTTGCGGGTGAGCCAGCCGTTCTGGATGCCGCTTTGGTAGTAGGCCGAGCGGCTGGCTGCATCGCCGCGCATCAGGTTGGCAAAGTCGAACTCGACTTCCAGCTGATCGCCATCGAGCATCAGATCGGATTCGATCGAGGCCTCCCAGCGTTCGGCCCAGGGCGTCATGGTGTGCATGACAAATTCCAGACTCTGCTGCTCGATGTTCGAGAACGTCGCGCGATCTAAATCGGCAATCATGTGTGGTGGCACACGGAACATTCGAGCGATATCTGTTATCTGGAACTTGCGCAGCTCCAGGAACTGGGCGTCCTTGTTCGTGACCCCCACCTCATGGAACTTCATGCCGTTTTCCAGCACCAGGACTTTGCCCCGGTTGGAGCCGGACTGCGCCGCCTGGTAAGAATCCCTGAACACCCGCTTGGCCTCAGGGTCCTTGAAGGTGCCGGGAAATTCGATCCAGCCGCCCGTGGGTTTGGCGTCGTTCGTGAAGAACCTCGCCCCGTAGTCCTGAGCGGCCAGGGCCATGCCCAGACTCTCGCGGGCCAACTCGATGGGGCTCATGCCCATCAGACCGTCCGAGGACAGGCCGCGCAGGTGCCAGATCTGCCCGCGTGGGAATACGGTTTCATCCCCGTTTTGCATCCGAACCCGGTACCGAAAGTCCCCGCTGTCCATCACCTCCACGCGCACCCGGTCGGGGTGAATCGGCATGAGCTCGGTGATTTCTCCCTTGGGGTTGGCGATGATCTGGCAGAAAGCATTGCCCCTCAGGGCCAGGTGTCCCTGAAGCATCTCGCGCCACTCAAAGGGGTTCTGGAACCGGTTGGGCTTGCGGGCAAGGAGGCCGTAGAGCCAGTGATCGGTCACCCGATCCTTGCCTCCGTCTTTGCGCTGGCGGTACACCACCACCGGAAGAGACGCCATGGTCTCCGACAGGATGCGCACACAGGCATATACCGCTGCGAGCCGCAACGCCCCGTCAGGCGAGACGCGCATGCCTGAGGCGCTGCGCACCGACACCGGCTCAAAGAAGAAGTCTCCCCAAGGGGATCGGTCACTGCTCGAAGCTCTGAATCGATCGATGAATGTGAAAAGTCCCATTGCCTCAGAGCACCATCAACTCATAGTCGGATCCGAGCACCACCGAGTCCCCCGGTTTGATCGCCCTTGAGAGGGCCATGATCAGTGCCACGATGCCGTCTATCTTGTTTTCTGCTCGCTCCTTGCGTGGATAGATGTTGTCTTTGACGTCCAGGTGCGCCACCACGTTGCTGGCCATCCAGGCCAGTACCGGGTCGCCGTCATGGACGAGCTTCTTTTGCAAGACCAGGGCTTCAAGCGTCTTCATCGGTTCGCTGAAGTTCAGCACCGTGGGGCGCACCTCGATCATGGGCAGGCCCTCGGCCAGCATCCGGGTCGAGAGCTGCGTGGCCTGAAACGGGTCGAAGGCCACCGCCTGAATCTCATAACGGGTGGCCATGTCCAGCAAGTCCGACTCGATCCAGCCGAAGTCGATCACGTTGCCCGGAGTAACGATGAGCCGCCCCGAATGCATCCAGCCGCCGTACTGGCTATTGCCTGCGCCGTTGACCGTGTCCTCGGGCAGGTAGTACTTGCCAAAGGTCACGTAGGCGTCCGAAATCTCCGGATGCCGGAACACCGCTACCAGGGCGGCAATGTCCGTCTTGCTGGCCAGGTCCAGGCCAATCCAGCAGGGCTGACCTTCGAATTGATCAATGAACATGCCTTGCTCGGTACAGGCGTCCCAGGAGCGCATGTCCATCCAGGCTGTGTCGGCGTTCACCCATTCATTGAGGTGCTTGGTCTTGAAGTTGTTGACGGCGCTGGGCAGCTGCATCGCCTTGGCCTGCAGCGGCCCGAGCACCTCGGACCTCACCGAGATGCCCCAGTTGGGGTTGGCCTTGATGAGCGACTCTTCGGTTGTCCAGTCATCCCCATCGTCCAGGCCATAGATGATCCCGAACTGGGTGTCATCCTCGAACACGCCATCGAGCAGCTTGGTCACAAAAGACCGAACCTCGTAGCAGATGCCCGCGCGGTTGCTGCCTGCCGTGGTGATCACCCACAAGAGCGAGTTGTCCCGTTTGCCGGTACCGGTTTCCACCACGTCATAGACCGTGCGGGTCTTGTGGGCGTGGAGTTCATCCACGCAGCCAAAGTGAATGTTCAGACCGTCCAGCGTGGAGCCTTCGGCCGAGAGCGCCTCGAACTTGGAGCCCGAGGCC